GATGAGTTAAAACAAAAATTGTTAAGATGTAGAGATATATCTTTTAATGATGTTGAATTAGATGATTTAGAAGATATAAGCAAAATTACTTTTAGCAAGAAAACTGATAGTAAAGAAAAAATAATAGATTTTATTAAGAGTTCTAAAAATCCATATATGTTTAAATGTAACGGAAAAAAAGTAAAGATAGAGTTTGCTAATACTAATCTTATAGCAGAAGATTCACTTACAAAAACTTTAAAAAATGTATATCAATAAATCAATTCTGCGATTATAAAAATCGCACAGATGAAATAAAATTATCTTCCTTATAAAATTGAGTTGTAATTTGAAAGGAGAGATAGTTATGGATATAAAAGATTATAAAATTGGACTTTATTTAAGAGTAGCACAAAAAGATGATGAGGCAATAGAAAGGCAAAAAGAATTAAATATTTCTTATTGTAAATATAGGAAATATCCTGAAATCAAAAAAATATATGCAGATAATGGATATTCTGGAAGAACGGAAAATAGACCTGCATATAAAAAGATGATAAGAGATATTAGAAATGGAAAAATTAATGTAATTGTTGTTTCTAATATGGATAGATTAACACGACAGCCTATATTTTTTTATCATAAAATAACAGAACTAATTTTAAAGAAACAATTGATAGTTATAAGTATTGCAGAAAGTCCATTAACTGATGAAGAATTATTTAATTTTAGATTTAGAATGTTTCTTATTGAAAAGCAACAAGAATTATTAGAAGAAGAAAGAAAAAATGGAGGTGTTGTATAATGCCTCGTAAAAAGAAAAAATTACAAACTGAAAAAAATATATGGAAAGTAGGTGTCTATTGTAGATTATCATCAGAAGATGGAGATAATGCTGAATCAGATAGTATAGGAAACCAAAGAGAAATAATAGAGTTCTTTCTAAAAAATGAAGAAAATATTGAGATAGTTGATTATTATGCCGATGACGGATATTCTGGCACTACTTTTAATAGACCAGAATTTAAAAGAATGTTTAATGCAATGGTTAATGGTGTAATAAATACTATTATTGTTAAGGATTTATCAAGATTTGGAAGAAATTATATTGAAGTAGGAAATTATATAGAGCAAATATTTCCTTTATATAATGTAAGATTTATTGCTATTAACGATAATGTAGATAGTTATAAAGACCCTAAATCAATAAATAATGTTATTGTACCATTTAAGAATTTAATGAATGATGAGTATGCAAGAGATATTTCTAATAAAGTTAGAAGTGTTCTTATGACTAAATCATTAAACGGAGAATGGGTAGGAGGTACTTGTCCCTATGGATATAAAAAGAATCCAGAAAATATACATCAATTAATTATTGATGAAGAAGAAGCACCTGTTGTAAGAAAAATTTTTAAAATGGCAGTTGATGGATATGGGCATATTAAAATTGCAAAATTTCTAAATGATAATGGTATTTTATGCAGAAAAGAAGTACAAAGAAGAAAAAAATATAAATTGAGTATGAATGCCGAAGAAGTGGAAATTGTTTATCATTGGAGTACATCAACTATTGGGAAAATGGTTACAAGCGAAATATATATAGGTAATTTAGTATGGAATAGAACAGGCTCTGTAAGTTATAAGGATCATAGGCAAATTTATAGACCTAAAAGTGAATGGGTTGTAGTCAAGGGAACTCACGAACGAATAATTAGTGATGAAGATTTTAACAGAGTTCAAGAAATAATTAAAGAAAGAAGTTGTAAGAAGAAAAAGCCAGAAAAATTAACAATATATAAGTATAAAATTAAATGTGCTGATTGTGGTAGAAGTATGTGCAAGATGGAAGATACAAGAGATGGACATATTTGTTCTAACTACTATTGCAGAAATTATAAGACTACTTCGGGTAAATGTACACCTCATAAAATTAGAACAAGTGATTTAGACTCTATGGTAATTGAAAGCATAATAATGCAAATAAAATCTGTTCTTAATATAGAAAAAGCAATTAAAAAAATAAAAGATAATAATTCTATTGATAAAAAAACTGAATATGAAAATATGATTTCAAAATTAAATAACGAAATAGAAAAACTTAAAAGACTAAAAAAATGTTCTTATGAAGATTGGAAATTAAATAAGATAACAAAAGATGAGTTTCTTAATTATTCAAAGGATTATGAACAAAGAATTGATAATTATAGCAATGAAATAAAAATTTATAATTCTAAAATAGAAGCAAGTTTAAAAGATATAAAGGAAGAAGAATATTGGATAGAACATTTTAGAAGAAATAAAAAGGTTAAGTCTTTATCAAGAGAAGTTATAGAAGATTTAATAGATTGTATATATGTTCACGAAGGTGGAGATATAACAATAAGATTTAAATATCAAGATGAATATGAAAGAGTATTAAATGAAATTAAAAATGAAACGGAGGAGATAATGTGAAAAAGTGGAATGTTGCTGCTTATTTAAGACTTTCATCTGATGATGGAGATAAAGCAGAATCAAATAGTATTAGTAATCAAAAAAGTATAATAAAACAATATGCTAAAAGATTTGATGATTTAAAGATAGTTGAATTTTATACTGATGATGGATACTCTGGTACTACTTTTGATAGACCTAACTTTCAAAAAATGATAAATGATATTAAAGATAAGAAAATAGATTGTATTATTGTAAAAGATTTATCAAGACTTGGAAGAAATTATATTGAAGTAGGAAACTATATTGAAAAAGTATTTCCTTTATATAATGTAAGATTTATTGCTATCAATGATAATGTAGATAGTTATAAAGACCCCAAATCAGTAAGTAATGTTATCGTTCCGTTTAAAAACTTAATGAATGATGAGTATGCAAGAGATATTTCTAATAAAGTTAGAAGTGTATTAGATAATAAAAAAGCAAATGGACAATTTATTGGCTCATTTGCTCCTTATGGTTATTTAAGAGACCCAAAAGATAAATACAAATTTGTAATTGATAAAGACGCCGCAAAGGTAATAAAGAAAATATTTACTATGATTTTGTCTGGTAAAAGTAAAAAAGATGTTGCAAACGAATTAAATTCATTAGGAGTTTTAACACCTAGAATGCATAAATTAGAAAATGGAACTGCGAAATGTGTTATAAAAGAAACAACTAAAAAATGGAATACTAAAAAAATTGACGAAATTCTAAAAAATAGTACTTATACTGGAGATTTAATACAAGGTGTAAGAAAAAAAGTTAGCCATAAAATTCATAAAAATAAAAGAGTTAATAATGATAATTGGATAGTAGTACCTAATCATCATAAAGCAATAATTACTAAAGATGAGTTTCAAAAAGTACAAGAATTATTATATGAAAGAAATATTAGAGTAACTGCAAAAAATGATTATGATATATTTGCAGGACATTTAAGATGTAGTGAGTGTGGTAATAGTTTAATTATAAGAAAGTCAAAATATCATATATATTATTATTGCAAAACATATTTAAAAGAAAAAAACTGTATATCTAATTCATTTCAAAAAGAAAAATTAGAAAAAATAGTTATAGATTTATTAAATAGTTTTAGAAATAATGTTAGAGATATTGATGAAAAAATAAATGAGATTATAAATCAAAAAGAAATAAGTTATGATATAGATATTATTAAATCTAAAATTGCTAATGTGAATGAAAAGATTGATAAATATATTAAATTAAGAAATGAAGTTAAGAACGATTTAAAAGAAAATTTTATAACAGAAGAAGAATATTGGGAATATTCTGAAGAATACAGTGGAAATATAAGTAAGTTAAAAAAAGAAAAAGAAAAGTTAGAAGAAAGACTTGAAAAAATATCCTTTGAATCTGAAAACAATGAAAGTTGGATTGAAGAAATTAAAAAACTAAAAGAAATTAAAACATTGGATAGATTACTTATTGATGAGTTAATTGAAGATATAGAAATTGATAAGGAAAGAAATGTAAAAATAATTTTTAAATGTAATGATAAATATTTTGAGGCACTTGACTTTATAAATCGTAATAAATGTGATATAATATCTCCGAGTGAAAACGCAGAAATTATAAAAGCAAATTAAGTAATTAAAACATAGGAAGGATGTTTTTTTATGGAGAAAAGTAATAACAATGAAAAGTTAACTAAGGTCGGAATTAACTGGTAAGTTCCGACTTATGTTAAACCCACAAAAAATTATTTATTTAAAAGGACTTTATTTAATTTTCTTTTTGCATTTTTAGGGCAAAAAATCACTAAAATTTGATAGAATTTGAGGTAGTTACGACTTAAGTTAACGAAGACTAAAAATGAAACAAGAAAAAAAATTGTAAAAAAATTAATTAGTTATATATTATAATTGAATAGGAGATGGATTATGATAATTAGAAAATATAAAAGAAGTGACTTTGAAAATGTTTTTAAATTGTATCTTGCACTTGATGATTCAGAAGATAAATTTGATAGTAATTTGGTTCCATCAAAAAAAATTTTAGAAGAAGATCGTAAAGAAGTTATGAAAAGGCTTAATAAACGCAGTACAATTTGTTTAATTGCTGAAAATGATGGTGTTATATGCTGAGTAATTGATGGTTATATTATAGAAAGTATCTACTATAAAGAAAAAGTATCTTATCTTGATCATTTATATGTAATAGATAAATATAATGGTATAATAAAATCAATATCAAGCGATGGTCTGTATTACATGGATAATGAAGAAGAAAATGAAGTTTATATAGTCTTTTATCAGAAACTTCTTAGAACTAGAGAAATGTTTCTTGGTTTGTCTCGTATTACTAAAATCGATCTTTCTAATTTTAATTTCTCAGATGTAAAAGATACATTGAATATGTTTTATGAATGTGAATCTTTAACTTCTATAAAATTTGGAAATACTACAACAAAATCTTTAGAAAATATGGCAGGTATGTTTAGAGGTTGTCTTAATTTATTGTCTTTAGATTTATCTATGTTTGATACAAGTAAAGTTAAAAATATG